AGAGATCACTTATTGAATCATGTGTTGTGACAAATGACAACCAAGTAAAAGACTCTCAAGGAAATCCTATACATTTTGAAGCACGTCTAATGGGCGATACTAATAAGCAATATGTATTTGGCGTTGACCCTGCATCTGAAGTTGACAACTTTAGTATTGTAGTAATTGAGATAAACCCAGACCATAGAAGAATTGTTCACTGCTGGACTACAAACAGGTCAGAGCACAAAGACAAGGTTAAAAAGGGATACTCTACTGAGACTGATTACTATGCATATTGTGCTAGGAAAATTAGAGATCTTATGAAATTATTTCCATGTGTTCATATAGCTATGGACGCTCAGGGTGGCGGTATAGCTGTTATGGAGTCATTGCATGACAACGACAAAATAAGAGAAGGCGAATTTGCCATATGGCCAGTGATAGATGAAAACAAAGAAAAAGATACAGACGACGAAAAAGGATTGCACATACTAGAGATGTGTCAATTTGCTAAGTACGACTGGCTGGCAGAGGCAAATCATAGCTTAAGAAAAGACTTTGAGGATAAGTCATTATTGTTCCCGTTCTTTGATCCAATCTCTCTTGGCATATCCGCAATAGAAGACGGCATGAAAAACAGAATATATGATACATTGGAGGAATGTGTTTTAGACATAGAAGAACTTAAAGATGAGCTAGCAATGATACAGATGACACAAACAGCAAGCGGAAGAGATAGATGGGATACACCAGAGGTTGTTGTTGGTGCAGGTAAGAAAAGTAAAATGAGAAAAGACCGTTATTCATCTTTGATTATGGCTAACATGGCGGCAAGAGGAATTATGAGAGCGCCGACGCCGCAGGAGTATAACTTTTATGGAGGCTTTGCCAGTATGGACGGCACAGAAAGAAAGGGCAGCGAGACTATGTACAACGGCCCAAACTGGTTCACTGAGAACATGAAAGATATCTATTAAGATATTGTGTATAATATTGTAACCATTCCGATTAACATTCCAATTGATTTGAAAAGAGATAAAATATGTCAGATATGTCCACTTGGAGCAATCCAGAAGAGCAAAAAAAAGCGTTTGCCAACTACGGCAGAGAAGCACTAGAGTCTGTTGGTGGGGTGCAAAAATCTACAGCAAGTCATTATAGAAACTTTATAGACATAGAGCCAAACCGTTCTGTACGTCCCGGATTCACAGCCAATGACTATTATGCGTTTAGACCTGATGAGCAAGTATCTAAAAGGTACAAGGTTGCCATCAAGATGTGCATGGACGCATATGATAAAGTTGGAATTATCAGAAATGTTATTGATCTCATGGGCGACTTTGGTAGCCAAGGAATAAGCTTAGTACATGAGAATAAAAGCGCAGAGCGATTCTTTAATCAGTGGTTCAAAAAAGTTAACGGAAAAGAAAGATCAGAAAGGTTTCTAAATAATCTGTACAGAACTGGGAATGTTATTATGTACAGAAGTAACGCAAATGTTACGCCAGAGCTATCTACATATATGAAGTCACTTGCTAACGACATCAAAGTTGATGTACCAAATGTCGTAAAAAACCAAATACCTTGGAGATATAACTTCTTCAATCCATTGACCATCAATATCAAAGATGGTAATATGTCTATGTTCTTGGGCAGAAAGTCATTCTCAGTAAAGAACTCACTTTCTTCAAAATTTGGCGAGAATGGAATCCCAACAGATATTCTACAGACATTGCCGTCTAACGTAAGAAACGCGGTAGAAAGAGGCGACAAAGAAATAGAGCTTGATCCAGAACGGATAAGAACGTTCTACTATAAAAAGGACGACTGGAGTCAATGGTCAAACCCAATGATCTATGCTATATTAGATGATATTATTATGTTAGAAAAAATGAGACTTGCAGACTTATCTGCGCTTGATGGGGCGATCTCAAATATCAGACTATGGACTCTTGGTAGTTTAGATCATAAGATTCTTCCAAATAAAGCAGCTATCAACAAGCTTAGAGATATATTAGCTTCTAACGTTGGCGGTGGAACTATGGAACTTGTTTGGGGCCCAGAGTTAACCTATACAGAATCAAACAGTCAAGTTTACAAATTTTTAGGTTCTGAAAAATATCAATCTGTTCTTAATAGTATTTATGCGGGATTGGGAGTTCCTCCTACGTTGACTGGCATGGCTGGAAATGGCGGCGGATTTACCAACAACTTTATATCGCTAAAGACTCTTGTTGAACGACTCCAGTATGGAAGAGATCTACTTGTCAAATTCTGGCATCACGAATTAGAAATTGTAAGAAAGGCTATGGGCTTCAGAAAAGGTGCTCATATACACTTTGACCAGATGAGCCTTGCAGATGAAACCAGCGAAAAGAATCTGCTCCTACAGCTTGCAGATAGGGACATCATATCTCACGAAACTGTGCTTGAAAGATTTAAAGAGATCGCACCAGTTGAGAAGATTAGACTCAGAAGAGAGGCCAACGATAGGAAGAAGGATACTATGCCTAAGAAAGCAGGCCCATATCATAACCCTCAACATGACAATGAAATTGAAAAGATAGCTCTTAATAAAGACTTGTTAGACAACGAGGAGTTTTTAGAAGATAAAGGTCTTCCAGTAAAGGAAGACGAACCAATTCAGGAACAACCAAAAGCCCCTCAACCACAGGAAAATGAGCCTGAAAATAAAATGCCTCAAGATCCGGGCAGGCCTTTAAACGTAACTGATACAAAACCAAGAAAACAAAGGGTGGAAACGCCAAAATCTAGGCCCGGACTGGCCAAGACTATACTATGGGCAAATAAATCATTTGACTCCATATCTAATATTATTAACTCTGCATATCTAGAAATGAACGGAAAGTCAAACCTTAGACAAATTACAAAAGCTGAGGTTCGTAATCTTGAAAAAATGAAGATTGATGTTCTCTATAATCTAGAACCAATGGCTAATGTAGACGAGTCAGTAGTAATGAATATCTTGTCCAAGAAAGCTTCTGCATCTCAAGAGTTCAAGAAGCTTTTAATATCTCAAAATGTGACGCTTGACGAAATGAGCATCAACGACTTCAGGTCTAACGCTGTCAGTTTGTTTGTAGAATTTACCTACTAAATTCAGCCGTTTAAATACTTAAAAGGAATTTGTGTATACTTATTTTAGAGGTAAGACATATGAAAATATATCAACAAGAGATAAAAGATGGCCTAGAAGAGATTGTAAGATCTCAAGCCACCGTTGCGTTTGCGTCTGTCGCTATACCTAATAGCCAACCCGAACAAAACGAAATCATCAAGAAGATATTAGCTTCTGAAGGTAAAAGCAATCCAGACCAGTTTGACCTTTACTATTTAGAAGCTGTTTTAGTTTCTACAGGTTGGAATAAGAACGACGATGTTTTTACACCTGAAGCAACATGGGCTGCTCGCAGTACACCTGAAGATAAGCAGTTCAATTTTATGCACAACGAAAATGATATTATAGGGCATATTACAAGTTCCTATGTATTAGATAAAGAGGGCAATAAGGTATCTGCAGATAATGCGGATTCACCTGCTGATTTTGACATTATTACTGAAGCAGTCTTATACAATAGTTGGACTGATCCAGAAAATAAAGAACGTATGAGCAAAATTATTGCCGAAATAGAAGAGGGAAAATGGTTTGTGTCTATGGAATGTTTGTTCTCTGACTTTGATTATGCGCTTATTGACCCCAATGGCCAAAATCATGTTGTAGCACGGACAGAAGAGTCTTCATTCTTGACTAAGCACCTTAGATCTTATGGTGGTGAAGGAAAGTATGAAAGCTATACCGTAGGTAGGGCTCTTAAGAATATTGCATTTTCTGGAAAAGGTTTGGTTTCAAAACCAGCTAATCCCAGAAGTGTTATTTTTGAAAAGAGCAAATCATTTATTATAAATGAAGACGTTACTGATAGACTTTCTATAGGAGAAATTATAATGTCAGATAATACTCAGATCTTGGAACAGCAACTTGCAGGTCTTAAAGAAGACTTGGTTGCATCCAAAGCCGAGAATGAGGCTATCAAGGCACAAATCGAAGAAGCAAAAGACAAAGAATTTGCCTCAACGGTTGAAGCTTTTGAAGCTGATGTTCAGGCAAAAGACGAAGCAATTGCTAACCTTGAAGAGACTGTTAAATCTACTCAGGCTAAAATTGCTGAACTAGAAGATGCTCTTGCATCCTCTCAAACAGAACTTGAAACAGCTCAAAAAGAAATTGCTGAGATGATTCAAAAAGAAAAGACTGCTGCTCGCAAAACCGCTTTAACTGAAGCTGGTCTTGAAGAAGAAGCTGTCGAAGAATCTTTAGCTAACTTTGAGTCTTTGGATGACGCAGCTTTTGAAGCTGTTATCGCTTTGTTTGGCAAAAAGCCAAAGAAGGACGAAGAAAAAGAAGACGAAAAAGAAGAAAAAGCTAAAGTAAAACCTAAAGCTAGCGAAGAAGAAGCTGAAGAAGCCAAAGAAGCTGAAGCAGAAGAAACTGAAGCAGAAGAAGCTGAAGCAGAAGAGTTGGAAGAAGCTTTTGAAGAAGTTGAAACCAGCGAAGCCGCATTAGTAGAAGCTGAAGCAGAAGTTGATTCGACCAAAGCTGCTGTAGCTGATTGGTTATCTAATAACGTATTCGCTAAATAACTTTTTTTTAATTAATCTTATAGGAGATTTAAAATGGCTCTTAAAGCAGATAGATACGAACTCCAAACGGATATCAGCTTCTTCTACAATGATAGTGCTGTAAGCCGTGGTGGTGTTGTTGTTCATGATTCGACAACTGCATCTGGTGCAGCTATGGATCAAGGTGTTAACCTTGTGAAGTACAAAGCAGCTGCAGCAACAGACGTTCCTGTTGGAATTTTGTTGAACGATGTAGTTAACAAAGACCTTACTCGTACTCATCTTAACCAACATAAAGATGAAGTTCAGTTAGGTGGAAAAGTTACAATCCTTAGAAAAGGTTATGTTGTAACTAATATGGTTATTGGTACGCCAAATGTTGGTGATGTTGCTTATGCAGCTGGTACTGGAGAAACCGCCGGATACATCGTTAACGGTACACTTAGTGCCGCAGCATCAGGTGCTCTTGGCATCGGACGGTTCATGACCGACAAAGATGAAGATGGATATTGCAAAATTGAAATCAACTTGCCTTACGGTCACGCATCGTAAGCCTAACCATTAGCTTTTAATTTAAGGAGATTATAAATGTCTTTTACAAATAGACCTAGCGACGAACTGATCGGCTTGCTCAAAAAGTCGGGCGATGCAGATCTTAATGTCGCACAAGCAGCACAGCGAGAATTCGCTAAAGCTTTGGAATTGCCTCTCCGTAAAGGTGTTTTGGTAGGCAACATCCTTGGCGATATTTTTGAAGTTATCAATGTTGAGCCGGGCGCAAGCACCGAGTTCCCATTGGACTTAATTTCTCCGGGCGCAGAAGGTGAGCACGTTGCTTACACTAATCCCGGTCACGGTCGTGTTCCTGAACGAGCAGTTGAAGGCGACTACGTAATGATCCCAACCTATAGTATCACTAGCTCAATCGACTACTTACTTCGATATGCTAGAGAAGCTCGTTGGGACATCGTAGCACGCGCTATGCAAGTTCTGGAAGCTGGTTTCACCAAGAAACTTAACGATGACGGATGGCACACCATTTTGGCTGCTGGCGTTGATCGCAATATCTTGGTTTACGATGCTGATGCTACTGCAGGTCAGTTTTCCAAGAGACTCGTTTCTCTGATGCAAACTGTTATGCGCAGAAACTCTGGCGGTAATAGTGCTTCAGTTGGACGTGGACGCTTGACAGATATGTATGTCAGTCCAGAAGCTCTTGAAGACGTTAGAAACTGGGGATTAGATCAAGTTGACGAAGTTACTCGTCGCGAGATCTACACCGCAGCAGAAGGTGGAGCACCTATCACCAGAATTTTTGGTGTTAACCTCCACGACCTTGATGAACTTGGCGAAGGTCAAGAATATCAGGACTTCTTCACTGGCCAGCTTTCTGGCGCAGTTCAAGGTTCTGACGTAGAACTTGTTGTTGGTATTGACCAGTCAGCCAACGACAGCTTCGTGATGCCTGTTAAATCTCAGCTTGAAATCTTTGAAGATCCTACTCTTCATAGACAACAGCGAGCTGGATACTACGGCTTCATGGAAATGGGCTTTGGTGTTTTAGATAATAGAAGAGTTATTCTTGGCTCATTCTAATATCCCCTAAAACCCATTTTATCAAAAGCCACCCTCATATACTTGGGGGTGGCTATTTTTTTACGTGTATATATTAGTGTAGACACGTTATTTTTAGAGGAATAGGAGACAAGCAAATGGCTGCTTTATCAGACTATTTAGAGTCAGGGGTGCTAAACTGGCTCTTTAGAGGCGTATCTTTCTCAGCTCCTTCCAATATATCAATTGCATTGGTTAGTGGAGTTAAAACTAATGAAAGAGAGCGCGATAGTGTTACAGGCACAACTATTTTAGAGCTCCCAAGTGGAGATGGTTCAACCTTAACGGGTTATTCAAGGGTAAACCTTGGAGCCCCA